GATAATATTTAAAAGAAGAAGTACAACTAAAGTAAGTGATTTAATTAAAGCAGGGGAACCATTTGATACTACTGTAGAAACTAAGGTTACATATACTCCTCAAGTGTATAATGGTAGACTTAAAGTACCTAAGGTTAATTTGTTACCTATGAAAATTAAGGGAATAAGTCAAGGTGGTTGGAATCATAATCAGAAGGAGGAAGATCAATTAAGAAAGATTAGGAGGAATGTGGTGTCTGTAACTATGTTACATATTGATAGTGAAGGTAACGAAATAGGGGAAGGTATGTCTCTTCATGGAACTTTTATGGATTGCCATACTTTAGTTGTTCCTGAACATTTGTTTTCATGTTCTGCTGCTATTCAATCGTCTGCTAAAGTTATGAAAATTAGGTTATACAATGATTTTGGAAAAGAATTTATGTGTACACGAATTAGTGTAGATGAGTTAAATTCAACTAGGTTTGTTGTTTCAGAAGGTCAGAGAGTAGATCTTAGATTAATTAAAACTAGTGCTATGCCAGGAATTAAGGATATTAGTAAATTTTTAGTAGATAGTATCCCTAGTGGTGCTCTTTCAACACTTATAGGAGGAAGAGAGGGTCATACTCATGATGTGTCTGCGTTTGTTGAGGGAACTACAATCACCGATACTCAAAGTGGACCTTGGTTAGTTATTAAATTAAATAATAAAGATGGGATAACAATGGGAGGAGATTGTGGTAGACCATGGGTAATTGTTAATAAGAGTGAAGTTAGGATAGTTGGACTCCATTCGTGCATTTTTGGATCTGGTTGTTATGGTGTAACTGGAATAACTAAAGATTATTATAATATAGGAAAATTGAAGTTAAAAATAGATGATCATATTGAATCTCAAAATCAATGCGTTTTAGGAGAACCGAGTACTTTTCAATTTGGTATTATACCCTCAACATCGCGTACAACTAATTTTGTTAGGACATCATTTAAATATGATGAATTTGAGAATGAGTGGTTACCATCAGCTAAGGGTTATAAAATTTTACAAATTAACGCTAATAAATATATTGAGAGAGGAATTTTAGATCCACCTACTGTTTTCATAGACATGGTTCTTACTCATTTTTATAATCAAATAGATGAGTTATCACCTTTAGTTACGAGAGTTACTGATATTTATAGTTTAGAGAAAGCTCTTAATGGAACTGGTTGCATGAGATCAATCGTTTTGAGTACGTCTTGTGGATATATTAAATTCTCATGCGATAAAAAAGGAAAGAATGATTATTTAGTTAGGGATGAGCAATCTCAAAAATTAGGATATAGTGAAAAAGCTAGAACAGAATTGATACCAATTCTAGGGAATAAAACATTTGTAGAGCATATGGAATTTGCAGAAAATGAAATTAACAATAGGAGATGTTTTAAAATGGTGTGGATTTCGACTCTTAAGGATGAGATGAGATCAGTCGAGAAAGTTAAAGCTGGTAAAACTCGAGTATTTGAACAGCCTGGTTTAGATTATTTAATATTATGTAGGAAGTATTTTGGTTCATTTCTGGATTGGTTTAAGTCTAATTGGGGGACTAGGTTAGGTCATGCTATAGGAATAGATAAAGAAGTAGAATGGAAGAAGATAGCTGAGGAACTATTCCAATTTTCGAATTGCACTCTTGTTTATGATTATAAAAATTTTGATGGTAGTATTAGACCTTGGTGTTTTGATGTATTCAATAAGATAACTGATTATTTTTATTGTGGTGAAGGTAAGAATGCGAGGGATACATTAATTTATATGCTTAAAAATTCAGATTTGCTAGTAGGAAATTTGGTTAATACAGCTTATTTAGGTAATAAAAGTGGTAATCCGTTTACTGATGTATTTAATTCCGTATCTAATGTATCTATTATGTTGGTTGTTTATTT